GCGCCCACCACCATTTCCATTCGCACCGCTACTGCCACCCGAAGCGCCGGAGCTCTTCAGGATGTGGTCCTTGTGCGGGTACTGCTCGATGAGATAGTCCAAGGCCTCGTCGAACTCGGCGATTTCGCCCGGGCGCGAACGGCTGAAAATCTTGTTGCCGTCTTGCCCATAGGCCACGACCTTGCCGTCTTCGACCTTGAATGCCGACCCGAATCGCGCCTGTACCAGATCCGCCGGCACAGCCAGCTTTTCTGCGATCACCTGCGACCGCGCGAAGCTGCCGCCGATCATGTGGCTGGCCAGGTTCTGGTTTGCCTGCACGAGCTGCGCGCGGGCCTCGTCGATTTGCGCTTGAAAGCCCTTACTGACTTCAGACTTGACCTTCTCGACTTCGCCGGCATCCACCAGCTTTTTGTCGTCCAGGTTCTTGACCGTTTCCAGCGCCTTCACCGCGGCGGCCGGATCTCCGATGTCCTTGAAAGCATCCAGCCGCCCCTCTGCGGCTTCCGCGCGCTCCCGGTGCGATTTCGCCTCGCCGTTCAGGCGGCTAATGGTCTGCACGGTCCCGGCCGCATCGAATGCGACCTCTTTGCCGTCATCCTGCACATAGACAGGCTTACCGTCTTGAACCACCACGTGGCCGTTCTCATCGAGCTTCAATTTCATGGTCATCCAACCTTGTCCAATGGGCCATCCGGCCCGAAACACCGCCTTGCATCCGCGCCGCGGCCAAAAGAAAGGGCCGTGGCGCAACAGCGCACCACGGCCCTACGTCACGCGCCCCGACGTTTAACGGGGAGCAGAAACCTCGTACTTCGCCCGGAGCTTATCCAGCGTCAGCGGGTTGCCTTGCATGTCCAGCAGATCGGTCAGGGTGAGCTTGCCCTCCTTCCACAATTCCAGCCGCCCTGGCCCGAAGTACTGCCGCTTGAACTTATCCGACTTGCGGGACAGCCAATGTTCAAAGGTTGGCCCACGGCTGAAGGCGCCATCGACGCCCGGCAGCGCCGCGCCGACGCCGGTCTGCAGCGGCTCCGGCACCAGAATGCAGCGGCAGCCAGGATGACGGGGCGGCCCGCCCTGCAGCGGCGTCAGGTGCCCCACCGGTTCGCCGGCCAACGTGAACAGCTTCCCGTCCAAACCACCACACACCATGCAGGTCTTGCTGTCGAAACGAGCTGACCAGCGATAGCCAGACAGCACGTCGTCCGCACTGCGCAACAGCGCCTGTTGTGCCTGGCCAGCGACCGCCAGTGTTACGCCCTCCGTGAGAGTCTTCGCCGTTTTCGCGGCCCGTCGAATCAGGCCAGGGGTATCGGAATCACCCACGACCCGAGTGACAAGCGCCTGCGCCGTCGCTTTCGGGTCCAGCGAGGCGATTCGAACCTCGCGAGCGATCGCACGCTGCAGCGCGGCGCCTTGGTTCTCCCAGACTTCCCTCGGCGTCGCCCCTGCGAATACCGCATCCGCAATCTCGAACGCGGCGGCCCGCCGTCGGCTGCCCACGGCCTGCGCCGTGGCGTGCTGGACAACATCAGCGAACGTCGCAAGCACAGTCAACTGCTGTTCTGCTATCGCGGCGTGCGCCTTGCTGGTAGCTGCCTCGACAGCGGCAAGCAGCCTGTCTATCTCCGCCGGACCCGCTCGCGCAATATCGACCGCTCCAAGAAGCCCACGCAACTCCACCGCCAGCGTGCGCAACTGCGCCTGCGCGTCGACGTCCAAACCTGCCGCTACGCGCAGCGCATCCAGCATCAATTCGGTTGCCGCGTCGTCCAGTTTGTCGCGCTTATCGGCCATGCTTCACCTCTACAGCCGTGGCTGGGAGCGCAAGCGCTCCTGCTCCGTTTCCCAATTCACGCCGTCCGCAACGAGGCTGCGGCGCTTGGCCTCCTCGAACAGAGTCTGATCGGAAAGATTGCCCGCCCCGTTCATGGTGATGAGCGTGGCCATAGACTGATCCGGGGTCGAATCCAAGTCGAAGTCCTTATTGATTTCGACTGATCCACCGTCGCCCAGCTTCTGCCAGTCGGCCATGAATTGCAGGACCTGGTCAATCGCATCTTCCAGCCCCTGCGCCATATTGCCCAGCGCGCTTTTCTCGGTGACCGAGTCATCAGCAGCTTGTTGTACGGTCTTGGTGAACTGCGCATCCTTGCGACGTAGCTTCGCGCCGGCCTCGGACATCTGGCGTTCCAGGGCGTCCAAAGAGTCCCGTCCTACCTTGACGCTCTCAGCAGAGCCCTGCACCACGCCCATCTGTGCACCGGTCGGCAAGCCGATGACGGAATCTGCCGACGCCTGCAGTGGCTTGGGTTTCCCGTCTGGTCCCGTCTCGACATCGGCGCCCGCCGTCCACAGCAGCCGTACACGCGCAAAGCGCACGGACGTGTCTTGATCGGATTGCTCTTGCCAATGCTTGACGTTCAAGTGCGCGACCTCGCGCAGCGGGGGCTTTGCAGTCAATAGCCCGGTTCGGCCGGTGTAAAGCGTCACCAGCGGAATCTCCGCCACGGACATCGGGCCTTCGTCATGCACGAACCAGGCGCCGTCCTTGCCCGAGCAGCGCCACACCTGATAGCTGCCCCGTCGTAAAACCCGGATCTGCTTGACGAGCTTTGTCCCAAATTCGCCGTCGTCTTCCTCCACCGATTCGACCAGGCGGGCCAAGGTCAGCTTCGGAACGCCATCAATTTTCCCGAAGCGCCATCCGACCAACTGCCTGGCAGCATAGACCGTGCAATATGGCCTGGCGCCGAGAGCCTTCTCGGCAGCGGCCGTGCGCGCACCCTGCACGCGCGGATAGTCCACCAACACATGGGCCATGCCATAGGCCAATGCGCGGTAAAACCAGGTGGCGGCGAAGACCGTCAGGTTGCTGCCCTGAAGATCAATGTTCGTGGCTTGCTCTTGAATTGCGGCGGGCACGTCGTCGCCCACCACCACCGGGCGGGCAAAGACGTGCCCGGACAGATTGCTAACAGTCTCCGAGAACGCCGGGAACAATGTGGCGGTCGCCAGGCGCTCCTTGTAGCTCGCCTCGCACTCGAGAGGGAAGCGAGGCATGTAGGTCGCACCAGCGTCGCGCATGGCCACGGTCCCGCCCAGCAGGGCGTCGACCAGGTCCCAGTCGTCTGTCATGGCGTTGTACGCTGCCAGCGGCGTCGAAACATCACTCATAGGATCATCTCAAGACAGATTGCGTAGCCACACGGCTTTGGATCGGATAGCGCGACACGATGAAATATCCGCCGGCGTCATTGGGGTGGTCATAACCAGCCTTCTTGTCCGGCGCGCCGTCATCGCCATAGATCTGCCGCTCAAGCGCCTGCGTGAAGAGCGGGCAACGGTCGGTGTTCACCAGGAGCCGGCGTTCGCCGACGGTATTGCAGAGCATCGCATTCACACTATTCACGCGGTCCCGAACTGCCGGATTTGCAGCGTCAACGCGGACCGTGAAACCTGCTTTACGCAGCAGCGAGATATCGGATTCGCTGGCCTTGCTGGTCTTTCGGTTGTCACCCGAGGCATCCGGGTACACCACCACGCTGAAGCCCGGATACTTCTCATGCAGCTTCTCGATCATGGCCGGCGTGTCGAAGACCTTCATCGTTTCGTCCACTGCCACAGGCAACCCGCCGCGCACTACGAAGGTGACTGCCGCCATCTTGCCGACGTTGAAGTCCATGCCGACGTGCAGCACCTCGCCAGGGCGAATAACTGCGTCCGTATGGTTCGCCCGCCGATCGAAGCAGTAATACACAACGCCGGCATAGTTCTCGAAGCTGGCCTCGTATTCCTGACGGAACGTGCGCGGGTCCATCTTGCGCCGCGCGGATTCAATTTCGTCAGACGGCACATTGCCGCCTTCCAAAGATGTGTACAGCCAGCTTTTATGGTCTGGCTGGCGCCCGTCCTGTCCGTCCCGGTAGGTGTCATAGCAATGGTTAAAGCCCTTGGGCGTGCCAATGCGCAGAGCGTGCCCGCCGACGCGATGGGCGCCGTCGACTACATAGCGGCAGGTGGACAGCATCGGCCGGAGAACTTCTTCCCACGCCGCGTACTTGCAGTCGGCCCACTCATCGACCAAGACAAAGAACAGGCCAGAGCCGCGCAGATCGTCATAGTTCTCCAGGCCCACACAGCGAATCAGATGCCCAGTGGTCAGGGTGATCAGCATGTCTGTTTCATTGGGCTTGCAGGCCCGCCAGCCGGCCGGGATGGCTTGCTTCAACCGACGCCAAAACACGCGGCGGGCCTGCTTCTGCGTCGGGGCGGCGTACCAGATCTCGTCCTCGACACTTACGCCCCACTTCACCGCCAGGCGTGCTGCCCGGCGCATCTCCGCTTTACCGAGGAAGGTCTTGCCGAATCGACGACCGCACACAGCATCCCTGAAGCGCGCATTCGGCTGCCAGCCCCACACATAGATGTTCGCCTGCTTGGGCGTCAGCGCCGCAGGCGCATCAAAGGAC